AATGGAACATGAGAGACGGAGGAAAAGCCGGTCAAAAAGATCTTGGTTTCTTAGCTCAAGATTTTGTTGAGCTAGAAGATGAATTAGATGCACACGAAATATTAAATCTGACAATGAGATCTAACCCAGATAAGCTAGAAGCTAGCTATGGTAGACTTGTTCCTATATTAGTTAAAGCTGTGCAAGACCTTTCAGCAGAAGTTCAATCTTTAAAACAATTATTAGAATCAAAGGAATAAATATGAGAATAATGGATGAAACCCCAGAAGAAAGATTAGCTCAAGATATCTCGGCTTTAAACGATAGCGTTACTACATTGAGTTCATTAATGGAAGAAGCACCATCAGAGATTAGAGATTCTAGAATAAGAGCAAATTACGAGCATTTAGAATTGATGTTAGTAAAATTAGATAGTTCTTTAACTGGCGGGCAAAAGTCAACCTTTTCAAACTCTGTATCGGAAGCAAAAGCGTTTCTCAATAGTTAATTTTCGTATGACTTTTTAGAAAACGTATGCTATAATTATTTCTATGCCTGTAGAAGAACAACAAATCAACATAACAATCCCTAAAGAAAAGCTCGAACAGTGGAATGTATTCTTTGCACTTCCTTGTTATGACTCACATGTAACAGAACCTTTTATGATGAGCTTTTTGCAAGCTTGTCTCTATTTTAAAGAAATAGGTTTAAAGTATTCAGTCTGCACAATATCTGATTCTTTGATCAACCGCGCAAGAAATAATCTTGTTGCCAAGTTCATGGGCAGTCCAGACTTTACCCACATGGTATTTATAGATGTCGATCTTCAATTTGATAAAGAAGCTATATTAAAACTTTTGTGGCATGATAAAGATGTTATGACTGCGTCTTACCCAATCAAGGAAATCAATTGGGACAAAGTAAAAGAAGCTGCACAAGCAGATATGTCAGCCCAAGACCTCATGGAATATGCCAGCAGATATGTAGTGCATATGACAAAGCCAGGTGAGAATCAATTAAATATTGATAACGGAGCAATCGAATGCTACGAAGCCGGGACTGGTTTTATGCTTATCAAGCGTCAAGTATTTGACAAGATGTTTAAGAAGTATAAAAAGTTAAAATACAAAGATGATACAGGCGCTTTGCATGGGGGAGAGATAGAAAACGCCTACGCTTTATTTAATTCTTATGTAGATGATGACGGAAGATTTTTGTCTGAGGATTACGGCTTCTGTAGATACTGGCAGAAGATGGGCGGAAAAATTTGGGTTGATCCAACTATTAACTTAACCCATTTTGGGCGTATTAAATATACGGGAAAAATGTTAGAATTTTTAAAGAGAATAACACAATAATTCTTTAACTAACCCATTACTATATCCCTAGTTGTTTTAAAACCCACACTAGGAGTAATATGGCCCGCTTAAGAATTGAAACCGCACCTGAGATTACAGTATACGATGAATCTTTCGTAATCAAAGCAGCGTCTGGAGCAAGCGCTCCATTAGCAGAATTTAAAAACTCAGCTGGTACAGTCGTTGGTAATATAGCAGTAGACGGAACATTGAACGTTCTTTCAGTTGTCACTTCAAACGCAGGCACTACTTCGACATCACTTGCCACAAGAGGTTATGTTGATACCGTAGCTGCTGGTTTAAATTGGCACGAAGCCGTAGCGTTTGCTACAGCTGCAGCTTTACCAGCTAGCACATACGCTAATGGTACATCGGGTGTAGGTGCTACATTAACAGGCGATACTAACGGAAGATTAACCGTTGACGGCTCTGCTCAAACTACAGGCAAAAGCATTTTAGTAAAAAATCAAGCAGACGCAACACAAAACGGAATATACACAATTACCGAACAAGGTAGCGTATCAACTCCATTCGTGTTAACTCGTCGTACTGATTCTAATAATAGTGTTCCTGGTCAAGTTTCTACTGGTGATTCAGTTTACGTAGTAAGTGGAACCAATAATGGTGGCCAAGGATTTACATTGACCACTACTGGAACTGGCACAAATAATGCAATTGTTTTTGGAACAGATTCTTTAACCTTCGCTCAGTTTACTGGAACTGCAACATTTACAGCTGGTGCTGGTTTAACAAGCACCGGTAATGTACTTGATGTCGCAACTGCTTCTTCTTCAAGAATTGTTATTAACGCAGACAGTATTGATTTAGCAACAGTTAGCCAGACAAATACTTCTGGCGCAAATACCACTTCATTTATTAGTGGATTAACTGTAGATTCTTATGGTAGAGTATCTGGTAAAGAAACGTCTAGCGTATCATTCGCTGGCTACGCAACTTTAGCTGATCCAGCATTGACTGGAGTACCTACAGCTCCTACAGCAGCAAATGCAACTAGCAACACTCAATTGGCAACTACAGCATTTGTTCAAAATGCTGCAACAATAGCTGTCTCTGATGCCGGCAACAACGCAGTATTGAAATCACTAATTGATGCTAAGGGTGATCTTGTTGTTGGATCAGCGGACAATACAGTCGCCCGTTTAGCTGCTGGTACTGATGGATATTATTTGAAGGCGAACTCTACAGCCACATCTGGTCTTGAGTGGGGTGCTATTCCAACAATTAATGACATCGATGACATCGGTGGAGTAACAATCACTTCAGCTACCAATGGTCAGTTTCTTAAGTATAACGGTTCAGCTTGGATCAATGCTGTAATCACCGAAACATTAGGCATTACAGACCTATCTGATGTAACAATTACTACAGCAGCAACCAATCAAGTTCTTTCATACAATGGTTCAGCTTGGGTGAACACATCAAACCCAACTGTAGCTGGAAACTTAACAGTTTCTGGAAATCTCACAGTTTCTGGAACAACAACAACGCTTAATACAGAGACTTTAACGATTGATGATAATATCATTATATTAAATAATAATGAAGCAGGAACTCCATCAGTCAATGCTGGGATCGAAGTAGAACGCGGAACTTCAACAAACGTAGCTCTTCGTTGGAATGAAACAACAGACTGTTGGGAATTCACCAACGATGGCACTAACTACCAGAGAATTATTACTGACACAATTACCAATGCCCAGACAGCTAGCTACACATTAGTCTTAGCAGACAGTGGCAAGATGGTTGAAATGGGCGTTGCTTCAGGAAATACTTTAACAGTACCACCCAACTCTTCAGTGGCCTTTCCTATTGGAACTACTATTACAGTTCTTCAAACGGGAGCTGGTCAGTGCACTTTGACAGCAGGTGCTGGAGTAACAGTCAACGGTACTCCTGGACTCAAGTTGCGTACAACTTGGTCATCTGCTACACTTATTAAACGCGCAACAGATACATGGGTTGCTCTAGGAGATATGGTAGCATAATATGGCGATTGAAGATGGTAAAAAGCAAAATAGAAAAGCTCCTAAACCTACAGTAGCAGCACGGAACCGCTGACTCTGCAGCTAATGCAACAATAACTGCTGCTGGCTTTACCGTTGGAACTCCAGTAGATACTGCAACGGCTGTTGCGGCAGATTTAAACAAGGTTAAAACTGCTTTAACAGATGCTGCTGTCACCCCACTTGGAACTGCTATAGCCTATGAGAGAAACGCTCCGTTTTTTCCTCCGTACTTTCCACCTTATTTTCCACCTTATTTCCCACCGTATTTCCCACCGTTCTTTCCACCATTCTTTCCACCATTCTTTCCTCCATGGTTCCCACCATGGTTCCCACCGTTTTTCCCACCATTTTTCCCACCGTTCTTCCCACCGTTCTTCCCACCATCGTTTAAGTAATCTTAAGCGTTGGTGTGGTAAGATGGTAGTTGTAGATCAACTACTATTTTGGAGAATTAAAAAATGTTTGTAAATCCTTTTGTACTAGATAATGTTATTCCAGTACTGTGCTTTGTACTTACTTATATAAGTATGAATTATCTGTATAGCAATGAAAAGTTTTTATCTATACTTAGACCAGATGGTAAAAAGCATTTTGGAGAAATAGGCGCCTGTTCTAATCTAATCAAGACGCTGCAATGCGTTATGTCTTTAATGGGATTAACTTACTATTACATAACGGATATTAGACATGGTAATTATCCGGACATACCCATGAGATCACTGTCTATGAATCTTGTAGCAGTAGAAATACTTAGTCTGATTAAAGCTAAAAAATATTATATTAGAAAAGATATAGCCTACCACCATTATGGGGTAATTTTTTTTGGCGCACTATCCTTAGCGGTAAACTTCAACAGCAATAAACCAGCCCAATTGCTGATTGTAATGCTATTCGCAGTTAGTCTGTGCGTTCCTTATATGATTTACAATACATTAAAAACATATTATAAGATAGAGTATTTAAGACTATGGGCAATATTATCCTATATTGTACCTCTGCCTATTTTTGTTGTTTATTCAATAGTTCAATGGAAATCTAATATATCAGGAAATATGTTATCTTTTGTGCTTTATTGGGTTCCTATATCACCAATGCTTTATACAAATTATGTATCTTGGAAATTTTTTTTCAAAAGAAAAGAAAGCTATATACAAAAACCAAAAGATAAATAGTATGAAAATAATTAATCCCACGCATGGAATTCATATATATAAAAATGCAATTTTAAATGGAACGGATATAATTAACAGATTAGAATCAGTGTTAGCTAATAGTTCTGATGAGTTATTTAAATGGACAGATTCTACTAATCTACTGGGTAAGGATCTTTCTACTTACAGAAGATGTTTTGACCTTAAAATGCACCCAGATTATTGGCAGTTCTTAACTCCGGAATTTGAAGAAATAAAAGACTGTTATGAGGAGATTGATCGAGGTTTTCTGAGTGCGATCACTCATTATAAAGATTTGTATAATTTAAAAATTCCATTTAAACAAGGAGTAAACTTTATGAAATATGGTGAAGGTCATCATTTCGTAACTCACGTAGATAATGGGTCTAGTTATTCTTCAGTGGTATCGGCACTTGCATATTTAAACGATGATTACGAGGGTGGAGAATTGGGCTTCCCATTATTGGATTTTGAATTTAAACCAGAAGCTGGAGATATAATATTGTTTCCATCATCATTTATGCACGCTCATAAAGTTAATGTGGTTAAATCAGGTTTAAGGTATTCAGCCGGAACTTGGTGGGATTATAGCAGCAAATTCCATCCAAAAATCAAACCCTCGCGTAAGGGAATTCCAAAAATATACAACAACGACAATGATTGGGTCGAGGGTGAAGGTTTTATATCTAACTAGTTACAATAATTCTGTAATAGTATAAAAAGATGGTGTGGTAAATCTTTCTCCACTAATAACCTTTTTGACGCCATGAAGATAATTAATATCCCCAGGGTGGGCAACCGCTAAACCAGGCTTTGGCTTAACCACGATATCGTGCTGTGGGTAATACAGTTCTCCACCTTCAAAATCATCATTATAATAAATTAATGAATTTAGATCATAGGTAGGGAAAGGGTTTGGAGATCCATCATTCAACTGCTTATCGGCATGTGGTTGTTGTTCTAATCCTGGAAACCACCTAATAATCACTGGTGGTCTGACAGTTACCTTAACCTTAAATTTATCCTCTAAAGCATACTTCATTTTTAAAATATATTTGTCTACCAGATTATATACATCTAGGTTAATTCTAGAAAGGATATCAAAGCTACACTGTCGATTAGACCAGTAAGATGCGTCATAGGTGCATGTGCCATCTTCGGAATAAGTATTCTCTCCGGCATCCATCCACTCATTGATAGTAGGTAAAAAATCCTGTATAATTTTTAAATCTTGTAATTCAACAAAATTTTCCAATATAATAATATTGTCAGAAGAATCCCCAAAATGTCCAGGTTCGATTAACGATTTAGTCTCAGAATCAAAGTCCATAAAACACTCCTTAGTAGATATGCGTGTGGTATAGTATAGCACTAAACAAAATAGATAATTAGGAGAAAGTAAAATGGAATTTTTTCACGTAGGTTCTTGTGACAATGTAGAAGATAATAGAAAATTTGGCATATTTTTATACAGAAACGCAATACCAAGAGAACTTAATATTCCAGAAAGACTAGAATCAGCTATAGGCAATAGCTCTCATGAATTATTTAAATGGTCAGAAGCTATGGTTGGCTATAATGAAAGAATGCCAGAGTACAGAGATTGTGTGGACTTGAAAATGAGCCCTGCACACTGGCAGTTCCTTACTCCAGAGTTTGAAGAAGTTAAGAAGTGCTATGATGATGTAGATACCAACCTTAAGAAGTGTCTTGCTCACTACGAATCTTTATATAATTTTAAGATGGATTATATGGAGGCCATTAACTTTGTTAGATACAACCCAGGTCAGCATTTTGCTGTCCATGCAGACCATGGCTTCTCCTACACGTGCACAGTATCTTCTGTGATCTATTTGAATGACGACTACGAAGGCGGAGAACTATGGTTCCCATATCTTGATATTAAATTCAAACCTCAAGCTGGAGATATCATACTATTCCCATCCACTTTTATATATGCGCACTCATCCCTAAAGGTTACTAGTGGCACTAAATATTCTGCAGTTACTATGTTTGATTATAATGATAATAATCATAAGTATGGGACAGGCTATGGAGCAGATGGCTCTAAAGTGGATCCGACAAAAGGTATAACAAAAGGATCTAATCAGCCTCTCGCATATCCTCAACCAGAATAAGGAGAAATTATGTTTGAAAAAAATGAATTACCAAGTTTAGAACGCTTTGAGTCATCAGTGTATGATATTCCACTATCGTCATTGGATGGTGAGGAAAACATCCTTGCCAAGAATAAAGGTAAGGTAACAATGATAGTCAACGTAACTGGAGAGTGTGCAAATTCTGCTCAATATCCAATTATTGAGAATCTATATAAAGAATATAAAGATTTAGGTTTTGAAGTATTAGCTGTCCCAAGTACAGATTTCTGCGAAGATGCCTACGGTGCGTTTAAGGAATCTAATGCAAGCCCAGTTCACATGAGGGACCATATGAAAGAATTGTATAAGACAGATCTTCCATTCAGTGAGTTGGTAGGTATTGCTCCAGAGCCAAAGGCCGACGTAGAACAGCATCCTTTTTACAAGCTAATTCAAGATGGTAAAGACCCAATTCAAGGTAATTTTGAAAAAATAATCATAGGTAGAGATGGAAAAAAAATGCTCCGTTTTTGTAATTCTGATTTGTTAGACTTAGCGTTTAATGCAGGAGAAAGAAAAACTAACGCAGAACAAGCTCTTATAAATATCAAAGCTGCAATAGAAGTATTGTTGGATGATACAATCTAATTTATGACACAAGTTACTTTAACTAAGACTCATCAAAACCCACCACAGATAGTCCAGTCTAGGGTTAAAAGAGATTGGATGGATAACACATATAAAAAACATGCGTATCAGTGTCTTCCTATGACTACAGCCAACGTACATGGGTGGGAATTGATACTTCCGCAAGATGTAGTAGTTCAATGGGATGGCGGGAATAGCAATGTAAAGATTCTTAGCGGTGAAGAATATATGGGTAGAGCACTTGCCTATGGCGGAATTATTGGTATGGTTTCTTTTTCAGTTGGATGGGCATTTGGAACCGAAGAAGGTTACGAAACTTGGATTGGTGGTTCTCCAAACTATATGGTTGACGGAGCATCTCCCCTTAGTGCAATCATACCAAGTAGTTGGTGGCCAGATGAATTTCAAATGAATTGGGCTATTAATAAAATAGGTGAGCCAGTGACATTTGAAGCAGGAACACCGTTTATGTTTTTTAATATTTTTAAAAGTGATCTTCTTGAATCAGTTGAGTTTAAAGTAGATAATCTTTGGGACAAGCCAGAATTAATGAACGCGCGCGCAGCTTATGGAGCTGCTAAAATGAAGAAAAACCAAGATGAACCTTGGACTTGGATGAAAGGCATCAGAACTGGTTTAGACGAAAAAGGCAACAGAATTGGTCCAGCAAATTCTGGACTTTTAAAGTTAAACAATCCCAATAACTAGTTACTATATCATCATACATTTTTACCAAAGAAGTGAGGCACAATGTCATTTTCGTTAGTTACGCAAGCAGAAAAATTAAGAAGCTTAAATTCTGCTAAAGCAGATTTTCAAGCAGAGATTTATAAGAATATTGCAAAATTAGGATTTGATCCAGATACTTACGATATGTCTACTTGGAATTTTGATCCAGTAGCATCCTCAATTGATGATGATCCCGGTTATGGAATGAAGTCCAGTATCACATCCGGATTAGCACGTATCGCTAGCATAGATGCAAAAATAGCAGAACTATCCTAAAGGAGTAAGAAATGGCTGTGAATGATTTGCAAAAACAAGAAATGAAAAACAAAGCTGCAGTATATCTAGAAAAATCGATATACACATTATCGTATCTGTTATCGGTAGATCCAGAAAGCGCTCTTGAAGTTTCAAACGTTGGTGAACTTATTGCACTTTCATCAATTACTGGAACGCTATCAACTTCAACAACTGCTAGTTTTAATTCATTATTTAATCAAATAGCTTCTCTAAAACTATTGGAACAATAACTTATGGCGGACAATATTATTGACAATTCTGAGTCCGATACCAATGATGATTTAGTTCCAACGTTTTCTAAGGCAGCTGGCATCTTTACATTTCCAGACGGAGTTGAATTTCAATGCCAGATTCTTAAAGCAAGTAAGATAAAAACAGACAGATTTTTTACAGGGTTTTCAATTAACAACGATGACGAAGAAGAGTAAATATGACCTATAATGCAGAACAAGATCTTGAATACATAGAGTCAGTCTTGGCTTTACAATTATACATAATTGGTCTTACAGCAGAAGATATGGATATTCTATCTATTGATGAAATCATTTCTCAAGCAAGAACATTTAATTTGATTAACCAAGAAATTACCCCTATTGGAACTCCAAACTCGCAACAAGAACAAACGTATAGAGACGAACCAGTAGTTGCAATTTTAAGAAGTCAAAGAACTTTAATTGTATCTACCATTAGAAGATTTTGGTGGATGCGCCAAATAGCATTAGGAGCCGCATAATATGAGCATAGAAAAATCCTTCTTCTCTAGAATTAACAACCTAGTAAAACCTTATAGATCAAATGAAGAAATAAATCAGCTTGAATATGATAACTTTGCTAAGATTAAAGAATATTTAGATACTCTTCCTTTGGATAAGAGAAAAATAGCAGTAGGTGGAGATATCTTTATGTGGTATTTTGACACTTTTTCTAGAGAAGATTCGGTACATAAAAGTACAGATGGCTATAGATATGGAGATAATCCACAAGAAATTACTTTCATGATTAAGAATCCGGCCAAGTCCTTATTGTCACACTCAGTATGGAGCATGAGTTTCATGAAAACTGTAGCAAGCAGATCAGAGCTTACACTAATAAATAATTATCAATTAAACCTTCTTGAACGCTGTATTTTAACAGAGGCAGAAATAGCCGAATTGGACTATGACGTAATTTCAAGACAAGACGCTGAAGCATCAGCTGCCGGTCCTTTTGATTTCATATCATTTGGCTCATATGATATAATACATGATCCATCATTAGTTCTTTCTTACTTCAATATGTTAGCTGATAATGGCGTTATGTTAATAACTTGGGCTAACGATGGTGGAAATCTATATGAAGCTGACGCAGAGTATTCTCCTTATTCTGAAATAAACCAACATTTAAAGAGTTTAGAAAACGTATGCGTGTCTCACGATTACACTCTACTAGGAACAACAACTGTCGTAAAACTGTAGTATAATACTATCATGATAGTAATTGATAATTTTATAAAAGATTCTGAGCTATTAAAGCAAATTGAATTGTCAGAAAACTTGTTCCCCCAATCAATGGGTTCAGAAATAAGAATTGCTACTGAATTAAACTCATATCACTATGAGAAATCAAGTTGTTTTGCCCCATACATGTTTTGGGATGGTTGGTGGAAATCTGAAACAAACACACTTTCCAAACAAATAATTAAATCTATATGGGAAAACAATCTCCCTTTTGATGAAAAAGATGTTTGTGGTTTCGAATATTGGACTAGGACATTTAACCCTGGTCAATACCTAGATACGCACGTTGACGAAGACACCTTCTTGTATGCAAAAGAGAAAATTTTTCGTGGTCCAGCAATAGGCTGTGTGTACTACCCTCATACGAATGATGTTGTAGGCGGATTCCTAGAGTTGCATCCTAATGCAATTATTGAGAATACTCTCAACGCCTTAGAAACAGAAAATATTAAAAATAATATTTCTGTGCTTGAAGAACGTGAAAGAATAGCTTGCAAACCAAATAGACTGATAATTTTTGATGCTGGCCACATGGTTCATAATACTACTCCTCCAATTACGGGAATAAGAAGGGTTATGATCATCAACGTTTGGCATAAGGATAGTCCTCCCTTAGCCCTAGAAACCGGTGAATTTTACTATGAATGATTTTGAATTCCAATCGCTTTTAAACATTGGCATTTATAAGAAAAAATTAAACTATATAGATAACAATAAACTATATGAAGAAATAAAAACACATTCTAAAAAAATTGACAATTCATTTGTTGAAGATAAAAACCATTCTTATTTTGAGGATCAGACATATCCATTTGGTGAAACAGAATCAGAAAAACTTATTACCGCACTCCAAAGCGAAGTAAGCATAGCTCTTGGTAAAGAGATGCTACTAAACGATATATGGACTCTAACTCTAGAATATGGTCAGTCTGTTGGTTATCATTCCCATAAATTGAATACACACTTATATCCAAACGAATATTACTCCATTGCCTACTACGCAAACGCCCCAGAAGGAAGTGCTGATATTCAGTTTAATATAACTGCATGTAACACGATGGAAAGTTTTGTTTCCGTAGCAGCAGAAGAAGGATTATTAATTATATTCAATTCTTTCATACCCCATATGACTAATAGGCATAATAACTTAGATCAAAATAGGGTTGTTATAAGTGCAAATCTTTCCCCAAAATATCCTACGCAAGCACAAACTCAAGATTGGTCAGGATACGCCAGATAATAAGGTGTGCTATACTATAAAGTATGAACGATCAAAAAACACCAAACATCATTGGAAATTGGCAAGTTTCTGTATTTACCCCATTTGGAGTTAGTAACAGTACGGCCAACATTACTTCAATTGAACCATTTGTTTCTGGAACAATTATTGGCGAAAGAGGTTCCTTAGATTTTGACAATGGCGTTGTATCAGGTGATACAATTACATTTTCTGCAACCGTAGATACCCCAATAAAAGCTACTCTTACCGTAAATGTAGAAGTAGTTGATGACAAATTTGAAGGCACCTTAGAAATAGATCAGTATGCAAAACTCGACATCAAAGGTGAAAAAAATGTCAATTTATGATATAGAAGCTACATCGATAGATGGTCAAAAAAACTACTTATCCACGTTTAAAGGTAAACTTACTTTGATCGTAAACGTCTCCACAAAGGCTGGTGGTTATGAACCTAAGTGCTCCAAGGTGTGGTCTTATGCTAGAACATCGCGTCAATTGTGGCAACTGCAACAAGTGCATGACGAATTTAAGGATAGAGGGTTTTCCGTATTGGCATTTCCTAATAACCAATTTGCCCAAATGGAACCAGGAACAAATGAAGAGATAATCCCTTTTGTTAAAGAGCATTATCCTTTTGTGACTTTTCCATTTTTTGAAAAAGCAGATGTCAATGGGAAAAACGAACACCCTGTATTTTCAGCGCTGAAGGGTAATGAGAAGAGAAACTACTCAGACTTTACCGCTGATCAAAGCGATAAGGCTGTAGAGAATCAAAATTTAGCTGGACAAGCAATTGCTAGAATTTCACATGGATATGAAAAATTTTTAGTTAGTAGAGACGGTATTATGGTTGCTAGATTTAACTGGCAAGATATGCCTCTAGATGAAGTACCAAGGGTTATGGGTGCCGGATGGACAATTAGAGAAGCTATTGATGAGATGTTAGGATAATTATGGAAAATCAACCAAAAGATAAATTTATTAATAGTACTCCATTTCCAGTTACACCAGAGATTGGTGAAAAGGAACTAAAAGAAATAAATGACTTTCAGATAGAAGTGCTTGGACCTGGTGTTATCGTTTTCAGAAATGCTTTTAAAATAGATCAAGAATTGATACTTAACTATATTGATTCTAAAGCCGAAAAAGCTCATGAAAACAGATGGACTTATAT